AATTGAAATACTAAATAATCACGCGTAATATAGGGTCTCTATATTAGTAGTTCCATTAAAGGTAGATTATTCTTCAATTCAATTAAATTTACGCATTTTATAGTGTAATATAAGTGTAGATTAATACAAAAGGGTAAAAATACTATTATCTCTAATAATATCTCCTCATTGTCCCTTAGGTGTTTGTTTTTAACTCAAAACAAAGAGTTTGTTATACCAAATCAAATTCGATCATTCCGTCGACATCTTCATCAGTAATTGCAGCGAAGGTTCCATCAATCATTCCGTAAGTGCGTGTCCGTATTAAGTGATCAAGTTGATTCCAGGTTCTTAATGGTTTGTAACAACCAAGTTTTTGAAGTAGGCGTTCATACAATAAACGTAGTTCAGTATGTTTTTCAATACCCCAACCCCAAGCAAGAGCCAAACTTTGATCAGCATTTTGATAAGTCATATCCAGTTCATTCGTTGTCTTGTGTATCCAGTGTGCAGTTCGTATAACAGTTTCCATTCGCATTTGTGGTATCCATTTTCCAGTTGCCGGGTGTTTTACAAATTTAGATTTCAAAAATTCCAGTTCATGCCATTCATTAAATTTAACGTTTCCTTTCTTTTCCGCATCAGTAAAAACAATATTGTACTTTGAATATTGTTCAGCAATTTTAATTCCATCATAGAATGGTGCAATTTCTTCAGCAATAGATTTAACTTCGTCATCTCCAAGCTTCCAGATGTTAACCAATGATTGATACCATTCAAATGTAGCGTATTTTTGCGTTTGTCCGTCAGCCAGCATAATTTCCAAATAATTAACAAAATCCATAATATCATGAGAAATTGTGTTATCAAGTGTTGTGGTGGGATGACCAGATGGTATTCCACCAGGTGCAACATAAACAAGGTTATGTGCAACATGATAGGAGGGACAAATTTCAGCGTGACATGATTTCATAATGTTTGTTTCATATTCAGGTCTTTGTGGGAAATAATGTGCGTACCATTTTTCAGCAATTTTACCACTTGCTTCAACAACATTCCGAGGAATGCGTGGTCCAAAAGCTTTAAAATCTCCAGCCAAATATCTTTCGTGTTCAAGCAAATCTTCAGCCATTTGGTTCCATTCATCAGATTGTGTGTCCATACCAATGGCAGAGCGAATATCCATGTGATGCAAAGTTGTTGCAGCAATAAAAGCTCCTTTTGTCATTCGTGTAAGTACAGTCAGCAC